TAAGGTAATTGAGTCTTCTGTTGCCACCGAAATTGAGACAGATGCTGGTGCCCTAACACTAGATGGAAAAACAGGTATAAATCTCCAAGAAAACGGAACAACTGTAATAGCTATCGATGATCAAAGAAATGTGAGCATCGGTGTCGGCGCTACAAAAGGCCTCTACCTCTCATCCTCTGTTTCAGATTTTGCACTAACGGGAACGATTAAGAACTCTGCAACTAAGGTAATTGAGTCCTCAGTCGAAACTGAGATAGAAACAGCCGCCGGTGCACTGACACTAGACGGAAGAACTGGAGTCATTCTACAGACTAGTGGATCTATGCTGATGTCAGTTGGCTCTGGCAGTATTTACATCTCTGGCTCTGTATCAGATTTTGCGCTATCAGGAACAATAAAGAATACAGCTGCTAAGGTAATTGAGTCAGCTGTAGCAACAGAAATTGAGACAACAGCAGGATCTCTAACCCTAGACGGAAAGACAGGCGTCAATCTTCAAGCTAATGGGACAACAGTTCTCTCAGCTGGACCTGGCGGCACCTATCTCTCATCCTCTGTATCAGACTTTACTCTCACAGGAACAATTAAAAATTCAGCATCTAAGGTCATCGAGTCCTCTGTGGCAACTGAGATTGAGACAACAGCTGGTTCTCTCACACTAGACGGCAAGACAGGCATAAATCTCCAGGAAAATGGCACAACACTCATAGCCCTTGATAACGGACAAAATGTAATAATTGGCACAGCAGGTAAGCAGATTCAGCTTTCAGGCTCTGTGTCAGACTTTGCTTTAACAGGCACAATCAAGAGCTCAGCATCAAAGGTCATCGAATCATCAGTTGCAACTGAAATTGAGTCAACAGGATCACTCACATTAGATGGTGCCTCTAGTGTTGCACTCCAGGCGAATGGGACACAGATTCTTGCTGTCAGTCCGTCAGGCGTTTATCTTTCAGGATCTGTGTCAGATTTCTCTCTATCTGGAACGATTAAAAACAGTGCATCCAAGATTATCGAATCATCTGTTGCAACTGAGATTGAAACAGCTGCTGGATCACTGACACTAGACGGAAAGACAGGTGTTAGCTTACAGACAAATGGCACAACAATGCTTTCTGTCGGACCATCAGGTGTATACATCTCAGGATCCGTTTCTGGATTAGAAATAACCGGAACAATACGAAGCAGTGCAGCTAAGATCATAGAGTCCTCAGTCGCCACAGAGATAGAGACAGATTCTGGTGCCTTAACCCTGGATGGAAAGACAGGTGTCAATCTCCAGGCTAATGGAGCGACAGTTCTCTCAGTTGGTCCAGCTGGAACCTATCTCTCATCCTCTGTCTCTGACTTCGCGTTGACAGGTACTATTAAGAACAGTGCTGCCAAGGTTATAGAGTCATCAGTTGCCACAGAAATTGAGACAGATGCAGGCTCACTGACACTAGACGGTAAGACTGGCATCAATCTTCAAGAAGACGGAACAACTGTAATATCCATCGATAACCAAAGAAATGTAAATGTCGGTGTCACAGGACAGGGAATTTATCTCTCTGGAACTCTATCAGATTATGCACTTTCTGGTACAATAAAAAATAGTGCTTCAAAGGTAATTAAATCATCTGTTGCCACAGAGATTGAGTCAACTGGATCACTCACCCTAGACGGTGCTTCTAGTGTAGCACTTCAGGCCAACGGTACAACAGTTCTCTCAGTTGGACCTGCCGGAACCTATCTTTCAGGATCTGTGTCAGACTTTGCTCTAACAGGAACAATTAAAAATTCAGCATCAAAAGTCATTGAGTCGTCAGTAGCAACAGAAATAGAGACAGATGCGGGTGCTCTAACTCTTGATGGAAAAACTGGCATAAACCTTCAAGCTAACGGAACGACAGTTCTCTCAATTGGAACAGCCGGAACCTATCTCTCATCCTCTGTCTCTGACTTCGCGTTGACAGGAACAATTAAAAATTCAGCATCGAAAGTCATTGAGTCATCAGTCGCAACAGAGATTGAGACAGCTGCTGGAGCACTGACTCTAGACGGAAAAACAGGCATAAATCTCCAGGTGAATGGGACCCAGATGCTCTCAGTTGGGCCTGCAGGTGTTTACCTTTCAGGATCTGTATCAGACTTTTCACTAACAGGAACGATTAAGAATAGTGTAGCCAAAGTCATCGAATCTTCAGTTGCCACTGAGATAGAAACAGACGCTGGTGCTCTGACCCTAGACGGTGCTGCAGGAGTTGACCTACAGTACAGTGGAAGCTCATATATAAGACTTAACTCCGGATCAATCATAATAGGAGATCTCAGCGGATCTAATACACTCGGAGTTGCACCACCAAGCATATACATCTCCGGGGCCATTCTCAGTGAACTACATCTTTCAGGTGCAGTCTTTGCAGACAAGATAAGCGGATCTCTAACAACACTAGCCGACGGCACCGAGTACATGATTGCTGGTGCAAATATCACAATTAACACAGGATCAACCGGCGCTCTGACAATTTCAGCCACAGGGCTTGGAGTTGGTGGCTCCGATACACAGGTTCAGTTTAATGACGGAGGATCTTTTGGTGGAGATTCTGGTCTAACATTTAACAAGACTTCTAACTTATTAACAGCAGCAAAACTACACACAACAGACAATGCACATCTTTCAGGATCTGTGTCAGACTTTGCTCTAACAGGAACAATTAAAAATTCAGCATCGAAAGTCATTGAGTCATCAGTCGCAACAGAGATTGAGACAGCTGCTGGAGCACTTACATTAGACGGCAAAACCGGTGTCAGCTTGCAAGCCAACGGTACAACAGTTCTTTCAGTTGGACCTGCTGGAACCTATCTTTCAGGATCTGTGTCAGACTTTTCCCTAACAGGCACAATTAAAAATAGTGCCGCTAAGATAATTGAATCCTCAGTCGCAACAGAGATTGAGACAGATGCTGGAGCACTTACACTTGATGGAAAGACCGGTGTCAACTTACAGGCCAATGGGACAACAATTATATCAGTTGGACCTGCAGGAATGTATCTCTCATCTTCAGTCTCTGATTTCTCACTTACTGGTACAATTAAGAACAGTGCTGCCAAGGTTATAGAGTCCTCAGTCGCAACAGAGATCGAAACAGCTATAGGCACCCTGACACTGGATGGGGCAGCAGGAGTTGATCTCCAGCACAGCGGTAGTTCATACATTAAGCTAAATTCAGGATCAATTACAATTGGTGATTTGAGCGGTTCAAATACGCTAGGTGTTGCACCACCTGATATTTACGTGTCCGGAGCTATTCAAAGTGAATTGCATCTATCAGGATCAGTTTTTGCTGATAAGCTAAGTGGATCACTAACAACTTTGGCAAATGGAAATCCATATCTGGTTGGACACGGTGGTCTTGCCATAACGACAGGTTCAGATGGATCAGTTACACTCAACCTTGGTGCAGCAAGCAATGCATTTGGAACAGTAGCAGTATCTGGACAGGATGATGTTGTCGCAGATCAGTCAGGTGATACAATCACCTTTGCTGCAGCACAAAACATGGCAATCACAACAAATGCCACCAGTGACACTATCACATTCACCGGAATCGCTGGCGGCGGAAGTAGTACTGTCTTCAATGATAGAGGTCATAAGGCAACTTCCACAGGATCGTTATCGATAGCAGGACCAGGACATGGTTTAACCTATGACGCCACTTCTGTTGGTGCTGATGTCTTCTTCTTTGTTAGCGGTACAGCGGGATCAAGAAACACATCAAATACAGGATCAGCTGTTTTTGGTGGTGATGTTATCGTCTCTGGAACATTTTATGCAGAGAAGATTGTCGCAGAGATAGATGCAACATCAACTGGCTCACTATCGATTTCAGGTAGTGCATACATTCAGCAAGGACTTCTTGTTTCAGGTGCACATGGAAGAAATATGCATATACTTGCACCGTCTCTGTTTGACGGAAATATGCACATTTCAGGCGCTGTATCAGATTTCGCACTGACAGGAACTATTAAAAATAGTGCAACCAAGATTATCGAATCTTCAGTTGCAACAGAGATAGAAACTGATGCGGGCATTCTAACACTAGATGGTAAGACAGGCATAAATCTCCAGGAAGATGGAACAACTGTAATAGCTATCGATGATCAAAGAAATGTGAGTATTGGCGCCGGCATCACAAATGGCCTCTATCTCTCATCATCTCTCTCAGACTTTGCTCTGACAGGCACTATTAAAAATAGTGCCTCTAAGGTTATAGAATCTTCTGTTGCAACTGAAATTGAGTCAACAGGATCACTCACATTAGATGGTGCTTCCAGCGTCTCACTCCAAGCAAATGGGACACAAATTCTTGCTGTTAGTCCGTCAGGTGTCTATCTTTCAGGATCAGTCTCTGATTTTCGTATCACTGGAAGTATTAAGATTGATACAAGTACTGCTCTTGAGGCACCTGCCACGACAGTCATAAAGACGCTGGGTGGTTCATGGGATATCGATGGAAAGACAGGAGTTAATCTCCAGACAAATGGTACAACAATGCTTTCTGTCGGACCGGCAGGGGTCTATATTTCAGGGTCTGTTTCTGGATTAGAAATAACAGGAACAATTCGAAACAGTGCAGCCAAGATTATCGAATCTTCTGTGGCAACAGAGATAGAAACAACAGCGGGCGCCCTGACACTAGATGGTAAGACTGGTGTCGCACTTCAGGTAAATGGAACACAAATGCTCTCGGTTGGTCCCAAGGGAGTTTATCTCTCTGGATCAGTCTCTGACTTCTTGGCAACAGGAACAATTAAGAGTGACGCAAGTGTTGCTCTAGAGGCCACTGCCGGAACTACTATCAAGACCCTGGGTGGACCATTTAGTGTAGATGGGGAATCGGGTGTTGAACTACAGTATAGCGGAAGCACATACATAAAGCTCAACTCAGGATCAATTGTCTTGGGCGATCTCAGCGGAACAACGACCCTGGGTGTGGCTCCTCCAAATATCTACGTCTCAGGTGCCATTCTCAGTCCTTTGCATGTATCAGGATCAGTCTTTGCTGATAAGCTAAGTGGATCTCTTACGACCCTGGCAGATGGCACTGAGTATATGATAGCTGGAACTAATATAACAATTAATACAGGATCAAGTGGTGCACTAACAATTTCAGCTACAACTGGTACAGCAGATCCAGGCGGAGGAAACACTGAGGTTCAGTTTAATGACGGTGGTGATTTTGGTGGAGATCCAGGTTTCTCGTTTAACAAGACAGCTGGTTTGCTCTCAGTCGTCCGGCTTGCCACGGAATTCAGTGCACATTTCTCTGGATCAGTTTCAGATTTCAATCTAACTGGAACGATTAAGAACAGTGCATCGAAGGTCATCGAGTCATCAGTCGCAACAGAGATTGAGTCAACAGGATCGCTCACACTAGACGGTGCCTCTAGTGTTGCACTCCAGGCTAATGGAGCACAGATTCTTGCTATCAGTCCGTCAGGTGTTTATCTTTCAGGATCGGTTTCTTCACTAAATGTGACAGGTACTCTCAAGATGACCAGTGACGTGCTACCTTCAGCAAATAACACGTACAACCTCGGATCAGATACAGTTAGATGGGCTAACGTTTATACCTCTGACCTCCACCTGAAGAATGAGAGAGGTAACTGGACAATCGTTGAGGAAGAGGATTATCTATGTGTTGTCAACAATAGAACAGGAAAGAGATTCAAGATGATGCTTGAGGAGATAGAGGAATAAACAATGCCATTAGTTACAAACAACCTTTATGTTTCTGGAAACGTCTCTTCATTGAATGTGACGGGTGCGATTAAGCCCACTGGAGGTATCGTCTTAGAAGACGCCGATATGAAGCTCTCTCAAATTAATGGCGGCGCTTTTCTTGAATGCATAACACTCGATGCTGGCGACGGACTCGCAACAGTAGTTGTCAACGAAGGATCGTCAGCTGTTGTAGACTTTAGAATTGAGACCAACACCGAAGACGAAGCGATCTTTATAGACTCTAGCACAAACACAATCTACATCAATAGGGGCGAGACAGATGTGACGTCATCATTCCACAATATTGATGACGTCGTGATGACAATAAAGGACAATGGTGTCGTCTTCAATGAGGATAGTAGTTCTGTTATAGATGTGAGAATGGAGTCAAATAGTAATGCTCACATGTTTTTCTTAGATGCCAGCGCAGATGGTATAGGAATCAATACTAGCTCACCTGATGAGCTCTTACACATAGAGAGTGCAGTATCAAATAAGCCTGTTGTGAAGATTGAGAATACGAATTCTGACGCTTTACCACCCATTCTCGAGTTCAATAAGAGCACAACGGGGGAGGCTGATAACGATCAGCTGGGTGAGATCCAGTTCTATGGGATGGACTCAGGAAATACTGAGACTCTTTATGCGCACATTGTTGTTTCCGCATCTGATGTAACAAATGCTTCAGAGGGAGGTCTGATGGATTTAAGAGTCAGACCTGGAACAACTGCAGTAGGGCCAACCTCTCTCTTAAAGCTCGGCGGCGACTCCGGTGTTAATTGTGATGTGATAGTAAATGATGATCAGATAGATAATAACTTTAGAGTTGCAACAGCTGCTAATTCACACAATATCTACGTAGATTCAGGTGTAACCAAGGCGGGATTTCTAGACAGCGCAGCAGGTGTCACATCATTTGGATCAATCGGAAGTGTACAGGTTCAGAGAGATATAACGAATAACTATGCATTCTACGTAAAGCACCATGGAGATAATATAAACAGAAGGGGCATTCGCATAGACTGTGGGACAACAGGAAGCTCAGGCACAAACACAGCAATGAGTTTCCGTGACGGCGACGGGACAGAGATAGGAAATATCACTTTCACCGGGACCACAGTTTCATATAATCAATTTACAGGTGGTCACTTTGGAACTGTAGAGGACGAAGACGCTCGTAATTACGGAATTTTGTTGAAGGTTGATAGCATAGAAAAAACTAACAGACACATACACTATAATATGAGTATGACAACATCTGCAAATGATAGAGCTGTGATCGGAGTCTACTCAGGAGAGCTAGAGAACATGGATGGAATAATATCACATCAAGTCTACGCAGTTGGTGACGGAAACATACTTGTCTGCTCTGCGGGCGGAAATATATCAACAGGTGACTATATTTGCTCATCAAATGTCGCCGGTCATGGTATGAAGCAATCTGACGATCTCCTTCACAACTACACAGTTGCAAAGGCACTAGAAGCAGTTGATTGGTCGCAGGAGTCAGAGACTACAAAGCTGATAGCATGCACCTATCATGCTGGGTAGTAATATTTTATAAACTTCTCTAAATTGAGCTGTAAAATCTCTTTGTGGAGCGCCATAAATGTTCAATCGTAGTCCATTTAACATAGAGCCTCCTCCAAGTGTACCAGATGACTGTGACATTGTCTTTGTTGGAGATATGTTCTCGTCTGATCATCTTGGAGGAGCAGAATTAACAACTGATGCAATAATTGATTCATCGACATATAAAGTTTTTAAATTACACTCAAGTAAGGTGACAGCAGAACTTCTGTCACAGGGAATAAGAAAGCACTGGATTTTTGGAAACTATTCATCAATGGACTGGAATCTCATTCCAACAATTGTTGCAAACTTAAATTATTCAATTATTGAGTTTGATTACAAATATTGTAAGTATAGATCAACAGAAAAGCATGAGCAAGCAGAGAACATGCCGTGCGACTGTCAGAATCAAATGTATGGAAAGATGGTTTCAGCATTTTACTATGGAGCAAAGTCTCTTTGGTGGATGTCAGAGCAGCAGATGCAAAAGTATCATCAGGCATTTCCATTTCTTGAGCAGATTAAAAATACTGTTCTATCATCTGTATTCAACTCTGATTTCTTTAGTGAGATTGATCATTTGCGGAAAAAAGCACATGGCGTCAATCGAGAAAAGTATCTTGTTGTAGGATCAACATCCTGGATAAAGGGAACACAGGATGGTGAGGCACTTTGCAAGAAAAAGAATTTTGACTACGAGGTTCTCTGGGACCTGCCATACAAGGATATGCTTGAAAGCCTTTCACAGGCAAAAGCGCTAGTCTTTCTACCGAAGGGAAAGGATACATGTCCGAGACTTGTCATAGAAGCAAAGCTATTAGGCTGCGATATCATTACAAATGAAAATGTACAGCACATCAACGAGGAGTGGTTTAATACAGCTGACTTAAACGTCGTTGAGAGCTATCTCAAGTCAGCAGGAAAAAGATTTTGGAATGAAATAAAGAAGATAATCGATCACCAGCCAACAATCAGCGGATATACGACCACTTTGAATTGTATTGATCAGAATTATCCTTTTGTGGAGAGCATAAAGTCCATGCTTGCCTTCTGTGACCAGGTAGTTGTTGTTGATGGTGGTTCCAAGGACGGGACCTGGGAGCAGCTTCAGAAGCTGACAGAGAAGCACGAAAAGCTACTTGTGCACCAGAATGTAAGGGACTGGAATCATCCAAGATTTGCAGTATTTGATGGATTACAAAAAGCATTTGCAAGAGTTCTCTGCACGGGTGAATTTTGCTGGCAGCAGGATTCAGATGAGATTATTCATCAGGACGATTATGACAAGATTGCGAATTTATCAAAAATTCTTCCAAAAAATATAGACCTTCTTGCACTACCCGTAATTGAATACTGGGGTGGGCATGAAAAGATAAGAATAGATGTCACACCGTGGAAGTGGAGATTTAGTCGAAATAAACCGCACATCACACATGGCATTCCAAAAGAGCTTAGAAAGTTCGATGAGAGTGGAGAAATGTACTCTCTACCTGGTACTGATGGTTGTGATTATATTCGAAGTGACACGTTTGAAAGAGTTGAATTTGCAAACTTTTACACCGGAGAAAGTGATGCACTGAGAAATCAAGCATTTTCTGACAAGGAAGCATTGAGCAATTATCAGATGTGGTTTCAGGAGATGACAAATAATCTTCCTAGCGTTCATCATTACTCATGGTTCGATATTAAGCGAAAAATAAGAACATATAAAAATTACTGGTCGAAGCACTGGCAAAGTCTATACAATATAAGCCAGGCTGACACTGCTGAAAATAATATGTTTTTTAATAAGCCCTGGTCTGAGACAACAGATGAGGAATTGGATAATTTCGCAGAAAAGCTTGCAAATGAGATGGGCGGATGGATTTTTCATACAAAGGTAGATTTTTCAAAAAAGACCCCGCACATGAAATTGTCACAGGGTAATCCAGAGATTATAAGAAACTGGATTGATAAAAAGTGATAATATTTGTAGTTCCATGCTTTAATGCAGAAAGAAATCTTGACAAGCTTGCTTCATCATTACAGTCTCAGTCTGATGATCGATGGACATGTATTATGGTTGATGACATGTCAGAAGATGATACCTGGAAAAAAATGATTGAAATTTGCACAAACGACAGCAGGTTTTCGTGTAGAAAAAATTCAGTTAAAAAGTTTGCATTAAGAAATATTGTTGAAACATCTAGACTGTTTCAGGATGTTGCTGATAATGTCATTATCGCAACAATTGATGGAGATGATTTTTTGTGCAATAACGATGCTGTGTCAATTGTTAATAATGAGTATAGTAATGGTAGCGATGTTGTTTGGACTGCTCATGAATGGGATATAAACGGAAGCAATATATCAAATGATATGCCAGACAATGTAGATCCGTATTTTTGGCCATGGTGCAGTTCTCATTTAAGAACGTTCAGGTGTGCACTGTTAAAAAAAATATCTGATAAAAATTTTAAGGACGAAGAGTTAAAATGGTTCAAGCGTGGATATGATCAAGCCTTAATGTTGCCGATATTAAGCGTTTCAAATAAGAGAAAGTATATAGACACTGTATGTTATAGATACAACATAAACTCTGTGTCAGTTAATGATAGAGATTGGGCTGAGATGAGGCAGATTTCAACAATAAACCTTGTAAGAGCTAGAGGATTTATCGCCAAGAAAGAAGATCAGTAGATGATACGCTTTAGAGAAATGTGTGCAGATGATCTTGAATTTTTTATTGCCATACGAAATGAATGTGCCGATTTTCTTGATGATAATACTAGATTTACAATTAATCAATGCCGCGAATGGTTCAGGAAAAGCAAGCCAAAATTTTATATTTTGACTCATAATAACAATGATGTAGGGTATTTTAGAACATCTTCATGGAATGAAGATGAAAGCAGTGTGTTTATAGGATGTGACATACATAGAACATACCGGGGAATGGGAATAGCAAAGCTGGCATACCCTAAGTTTATGAACTTTATGTTAGAATCTTTTGGGTTTAAGACGTTTATCTTATACGTTTTAGAATTTAATGTTAGAGCAATTTCTCTCTACGAAAAAGTTGGATTTAAAAGAACAAACAAAAAAACCGACCCAGTGTTCAGGGGCAAAGAAAAAATTAAGAGAATTGAGATGAAGATGGAGATTTCTAAATGAAGAAAGTTGCAAAGGAAAAAAGTAAAAATTTTAATGATGTTTTTGTATTTACACCAAGGGTTTTTCATGATCACAGAGGGTGTTTTTACGAATCATATAATGAGAATACGTTTAAAGAAGCGGGATTTAATGAAATATTTGTCCAAGATAATTTTTCTATATCAAGGGCGAATGTAATAAGAGGCCTACACTATCAGTGGGACGGCCCAATGGGAAAATTTGTCAAGGTGGCAAGCGGTGCAATCATGGATGTCATTGTCGATGTAAGAAAAGGATCACCAACGTATGGAGTTTATGAATCATTTATGCTAACGGCAGAAAATAAAAAAGAACTATGGGTTCCACCGGGCTATGCTCATGGAATTATTTCTCTTGAAGATAACACTGTGCTACATTACAAGTGCACAGCAGTTTATAACTCAGATGGAGAATCCGGAATAAACCCACTCGATCCAGAGCTTAATATTGACTGGGGCATTGATAAAAGCAGCTTAATATTATCAGAAAAGGATTCGGCAGCACAGTCTTTTTCTGAATATAGAAATAATCCAAAATTTAATTTTAAGGATAAATAATGAAAAAAATTCTAATTGCAGGCGGCGCAGGATATATCGGCTCAGTCTTAGTACCAAAACTAATTGAAAGACAGTATGATGTTACTGTTGTAGATTTACTGTGGTTTGGAAATAGTCTTCCAGATGAAACAAATATAATTAATGCTGATATTAGGTCACTAACTCCAGACGATGTTTCTGGATTTGACGTTGTCATCTTTATGGCTGGTGTGTCAAATGATCCAATGGCAAACTTTAACCCATCTATGAACTTTGTTGAGAATGCATCCTCACCAACGTATCTTGCATTTATTTCTAAGGAAGCAGGCGTGCAAAGATTTGTGTATGCAAGTTCATGCAGTATTTATGGATATACAGCTGATAAATTGATGAATGAGAGCTCTCATGTTTCTCCAAAATTTCCATACGGTATTTCAAAAATGTTGGGTGAGAGTGCTGTTATGAGCTTTGAAGATGAAACATTTAGACCAATATCTCTTAGAAAGGGAACGGTAGGTGGGTATTCCAAGAGAATGAGATATGATCTTGTTGTAAACACAATGACAAAGTTTGCGCTGACAGAGGGAAAGATAGTTGTAAATAACCCTAGTGTATGGCGACCTTTAACAGATGTACGTGACATCGCCACAGCATACATCAGGGCAATTGAAGCAAGCCCAGAAATAACAGGTGTATTTAATGTATCATATGACAATTACACAATGGGCCGCTTAGCTGATGAAATTAGAGATGAGTTATTAAATAATGGGATCACTGTAGACATAGAGATTAAAAATATTCCAGAATGTAGAAACTATAAAGTAACAAATAACAAGATAAAAGATCAGCTTGATTTCGTTCCTCAGTTTTCTCCTGGAGACTCTGTTAATGAAATTTTAAGAAATATAGACTTATCAACATATAGCTTTGACGATAAGACTTACTATAATATTAAGGTCTTTGAAGAGCTATTTGGAAAACAGCAATGATTGAAACAAAAACTAGAAGCCTTTTAAAATCTTTGATATGGAGAATTATTGCTATACTTAATAGCTTTATTATTCTTGTGTCAGATGTGTCAGAAAGGGCTATTATTAATGCGTTTTACATGAACATTAGCGGTTTTATCATATATTATTTCTTTGAAAGGGCGTGTAATCGTATTTCGTATGGAAAAGTGTACAGTCAAAAAATAGGAGACAGCAATGATAAATCTTTTTAAAGTTCATAATCCTGGAACACTAGGACCATTAATAGATAAGCTTTTTGAAAACGGCATGGTGACAGAAGGAGAATATTCAGATAGATTTGAAAAAGAGTTTTCTGAATATGTTGAGAATGAAAATTGTTCACTTGTCAATAGCTGCACATCAGCTTTGACACTAGCGTTTAGACTTTGTGACATTCAGCCTGATGATGAGGTAATTGTTACACCTATGACATGCATGGCAACAAATGAGCCTGCATCTGTATTTGGTGCAAAGCTTGTCTGGGCAGATATTGATCCTGAGACTGGGAATATTGACCCATGTGATGTTAAAAGAAAGATAACTCCTAGAACAAAGGCTATTTCTGCTGTCCATTGGGCCGGCCAGCCATTTGAGATAGATGAAATTAATAAAATTGTAAGAGATTTTGATATAAAGGTAATTGAAGATGCTGCACATGCTCTCGGAGCAACATACAATGGAATCCCGATAGGGGGTCATAGTGATTTTACATGCTTCTCATTTCAGGCAATAAAACACTTAACAACCGCGGACGGCGGTGCAATTTGCTCAAAAAACCACGATGATGACCAAAGGATAAAAAGCCTTAGGTGGTTTGGTTTAGACAGAAAGTATACTGCAAAGACAGGAAAATCTCGATGGGAGCAGGACGTCACAGAGTGGGGATATAAGTTTCACATGAACAACTTAAATGCATTAATCGGGCTTGAGCAAATGAAGACAATAAAGTCGCTTATTAAAAGTCACCAGGATAATAGTGCATTTTTTGATAAAAATATTAATAATTCACGTGTTAAAAAGCTCAAAAGATCAAAAAATTCTGAGTCTGCATGCTGGATCTACAGTCTTCTTGTAGATAATAGGGATGAATTTAAGAGTCATATGGCAAGCAAAGGTGTGGCAACAGATGTTGTTCATGTAAGAAATGATAGATACTCTGTGTATAAAAAGTTTGAAAGAGATGACTTACCAGGGACTGATGAATTTTGTTCAAAAATGATGAATATTCCTGTCGGATGGTGGTTAACAGAAGAGGATAGGAAAACAGTTGTTGAAGCTGTTAATAGTTTTTAGTTTAAAATGGAATCAAAAATTCAAATAGGGATTCCGTGTGGAATCAATTCAGAGCACTATGTTAAACATTTAATATGGTCATCAAATATGACTGTAAGTGATCAAAAAAGAGTTGAATTTATACTTGCAATAAATGATAAAAGTGTCGATACCGATGAAATATTAACCGTAGACACAGACTCAGAGATAAAAATAATTGATGCAATAAATGATAATCCAATATCTAGTCATGATCATGGACTTTGTCTCGATTTACTATTCAGCAATATGACAGAAGATTTTGGAATGATAGTTGATGCAGACGTCGCTTTTCTTGCAAAGAGCTGGGATGAAAAAATGCTTAGCTTAATTCATGACGATATCGTTATCATAGGCTCAGAGTATAGTGGATCAAAATATCTAAAATTTCCCAATGCTATATGCTGTTTGTTTAGAGTGAAAGCATTGCAGATGTGCAGCAGTATATCATTTACTCCTGCAAAGACAAGACAGATAACAATTGATTCTACAAATGCTAGAGTATTTGGAAGGGATCCTGGGGATATTATTGACTTAGATGTTGGTTGGCAACTACCTTTTAAAATTAAGATACGCGGCGGAGATGGGATAGCACTACCTTTAATAAATTCAAATGATGAAAGATCCAAGTTTATGACTGCAGGAATGAGAGGTGAGGAACATCAAATTAATGGAGAGCCTGTATTTACACATGTTGGTCGTTCATCATATAGAAATTTTCACACTGATCCAATTATCTTAAGATGGAGGCAAAGAGTCGACGAGTGGATTACTAAAAATGCATAATTTTCCAAAAAAGAGAGTCAAAGTAACACTTTTGTATCCTCCTGAGCAAACTTGGCCCGAGATGATGTGCAAGCCGAACGGATCTTTAGCATATCCCATGCTAGGAGGAGCTCTGATAGAAAACGGCACAGAAGTAAAAATATTTGATGCATGTGTAGGAAATGAAAGTGATAATCTAGACGACGTATTTTACACTTCGTCTGATTTACCCACAGGAATGAAGCGGACAGGCGTGACGGATGAAAGAATTCTTGAAGAAGTAGCTGATTCAGATATAGTCGGCTTAACCTCTATTTTCACACATCAGGAGACAATGGTTTTAAATACTTCAAGGCTTATTAAAAAAACATTTCCTGATAAGCTTATAGTTGCAGGAGGTGTCAATGCAAGGCATAGACAAAAAAAGTTTTTTGATAATGGTGTTGACCTTATCTGCACTTCTGAATCAGAAAAAACAATTGTAGAAATAGTAAGAACTATAGAAAGCGGAAGTAGAAACTTTACTCACATTCCAATGGTAGCATACCTTGAAAATGGAACACCAAAGCAAAGCAGTGCGATAGGTGATATAATATGGAATCTTGATGATTTACCTTTGCCAGCATGGCACCTTCTTCCAAATGACAGATATTGGAAAATTAGAAGGCCACACGGAGGTCATTTTGAACCTGATGAGGAATTAAAATATGCTTCAATGATGACGTCATTGGGCTGTCCATTTTCCTGCACATACTGTCATATAGCAGGTGAACGGAAGGGAACAATGTCAGGACCTATTGGAAAATTTAGAATAAAATCTGATCAAAGAGTTCTTAAAGAGCTTGATATTTTAAAGTCACTTGGAGTTAAGCAAATCTTTATAGAAGATGATTCAATCTTTGGAAAGAAGAGAAGAGCAATTGAGCTAATTAAAAAGATTAGAAATTTAGATTTTGAAATTCTTGATGTAAATGGAGTCAATGTTATTCATCTGCTAAAGAGCGGAGAACCTGACTTTGAAGTAATAGAAACACTTGCAGAAGCAGGATTTAGAGATATAGCACTGCCATTTGAATCTGCTAATCCTAGAATAATATCGAAGTATGCGTCAAGCAAATGGAATATTCAGCAGTCAAATATTCCTGCCCTATTAAAGGCATTAAAGGATTATAATTTAAGAATTGCAGGTAACTACATGATAGGGTACCCTGATGAAACAAGAGAAGAAATTATACATACAATTAATTTTGCTAAAGAATGCATGAATAATGGTCTTGATGCTGCTAGCTTCTTTTTAGTGATGCCGCTCCCAGGAACTCCAATGTTTGACTCTGCTATGAGAGATGGAAATCTTTCAACTGATTATGATCCTGATAAAATGCACTGGCAAAAGGCAAATATGATCAATACGATTGTCCCGTCGGACGAGCTAGAAAAGATAAGAGACAAGGCTTGGGAAGAAATAAATGACCATCGCTACACAAAATATAAAAAAGGAATGCTTGTCGACAAAAATTCTGGTGAGATTCATAAGATAGAATGAATGTGCTATTTGACAATGTAGATTTTGAATCAAGTTCAGGTCCCAATGCTTTTGCTGGAAAATTAGCAAGAGCATTTACTGAATTAGACGTAAATTCTGTTAGCAACATCTCTAATTCTCAAAAGATTGATATACAATTATCATTCATAGCAGCTTCCTATAAGGTTGCACCCATCGTCCAGAGGCTAGATGGAATTTATTTTAACTCGGACCAGGATTATCAGCATCTCAACACACCTATATGTGAAACATTTCATGCAGCAAGTGCAGTAATTTATCAGTCTAATTTCAATAAAGTGCTAACTGAGAAATGGTTTGGTGAGCACCAGAATGGAAATGTGATTCACAACGGTACATGCTTGGACCTCATTTCAGAAATAAAACCCATACAGCATCCAGTGCTTGATAAATTTAATGGTGTGTGGTCATGCGCATCAGCCTGGAGGCCTCACAAAAGACTATCAGAAAACGTACGCTATTTTTTAGAATTTGCACCTGAAGATGCTTGCCTGGTTGTTGCAGGAAAAAATCCAGACTTTCAAGTAAGTCATGATAGAGTGCTATACGCAGGAGAGATGCCATGGCAAGATTTAATCTCGCTGTTTAAGCGATCTACTAAGTTCTTACACCTAGCATGGCTAGATCATTGTCCAAACGTGGTAATTGATGCACAAGCAAGTGGATGCTCTGTCGTTTGTTCAGCTGCAGGTGGAACACATGAGATTGTCAATGAGTCTGGCCTGATAATAGAAGAAGATCTTTGGGATTTTTCTCCTGTGAGACTTTATAATCCTCCAGAGATGGATTTTAGTAGAGCAATTCAAAGTGAAAATAGCGTAAATTTTGATATCGCTGAAGTTGCAAAAAAGTATAAATCTGTTTTTGTAGATTTACTCGATAATGTGTAAAGCTTATTTTTTTATCTTAGAATTATCAAGAGGAAGCTTAGATGAAAGTAACATTTGGAATCAATAACTACAATAGACTTTTTTATCTTAGAAGTTGTGCAGAGTCATTGATGGAATCTGTTTCAGATTATGATGACGTAGAATTTATCTGTGTAGATGATAATAGCGAAGAACCAGGAACACAGGAATACCTGGGTTTACTACGTGAGAAGGGATGGAAGGTAATAAATCAGCAGGACTATAGGTCGGGAGAAAAGGGCAAGATAGGAAAAAATGATGTAGACCATATCAGCGCATTTGGTGAAGCCCTCAATATTATTTTTCAGGAGTCAACAGGAGATATAATATTTCCCCTCCAGGGAGATTGTCAGTTTATTAGAAAAGGGTGGCTAAAGGACTATGTTTCCCTATTTCAGCAGAATGATGATGTGGGATCGGTTTTGATAGACTGCCAAAGAAAAGTAAGATTAAATGCAGCGATGTTTACAAAGATAAGAGTAAATAATTCAATTTTTTGTCTAGATTCCTCTCGATCTAAAGTAAACGGCGCCGGAGATTGTGGATATAGAAGGTCAGTCATTGCTTCTGTAGGCGGCTGGGAAACACCAGGACATGGTGGAAATGCTGAGGTAAATCTAAGTGAGAAGATTGAAAAGAAATTCTCGTCAAAGATGAAGACTTACTTGCCGTGGATTCCAGTATGTGTGGGAATCTTTACGGATCCTCGAGGAACAAATGCAAGAGTTAGGGGAAATAAGAGATTTGGAAAATATTGGTCTGCTGACAATGATCAATATTATGAGTGGGTGGATATCTCTCAATTGAAAGAATCACCAAGTAGACCATATTCAATAGAGGAGCTTGCAAAGCCCATTGGCTGGAATGCGCCCATAGATGACTTTGGCGAATGGAAGAAAAATCCCATTGATATTAGTGCTGCATCGAGAGAAGATTACGAGATTGTTTACGAAATAGTGGAATCAGAAGAAGAGGATGATGATCACATACAAGAGTGGTTGCTAGACTGATGAAAATTTTTGTTCTTGCACCAAATGAGAGCTGGATTTGTGATCGAATTGCGCAAGAGTGGTGGGAGAACAACAAAGAGATAACCACACCAAATATTCTTGAAGCTAACGTTATTTGGTTGCTTGCAGGCTGGTGCTGGAATCACATATCCCCTAGCATTTTGCAGTCAAAAAAAGTAATAGTAACTGTTCATCATTTTGTTCCAGAAAAGATGAATCGACAAAAAACCCGTGATTTCTTAATAAGAGACCAGTTTGTTGACTGCTACCATGTTCCAAATAGAAAGACCAAGTCTCACCTCGAGAAGCTCACCTATAAGAAAATTAAAGTAATTAGCTATTGGTATGATGAATCAAAATGGTATCCTGAAGATAGGTTGCAAGCCAGACAGGACCTTTCGCTACCTGAGAATGATTATATAGTCGGATCATTCCAAAGGGACACAGAGGGAAGCGATCTAATAACTCCGAAACTAGAGAAGGGTCCTGATATTTTTTGTGACTACATTGATTCTTTAGACACCAATAATCTTCATGTTTTATTGGGTGGGTTCAGAAGACAGTATGTTATCAAAAGATTAGAATCAGCAGGAGTCAAGTACACCTATTTTGAACTTGCATCGATTGAAACATTAAGAAAGATGTATGCAAGTTGTGATCTTTACGTAATTTCATCAAGGTACGAAGGCGGCCCACAATCAGCACTTGAAGCCTCTGCTATGAAAGTTCCAATAATCTCAACAGATGTGGGAATTGTTGAAAATATTCTTACTAAAAGCTGTATTGGAGATATTCTAGCACAGAAGTATATCCCATCAGAAGATGATATTCATCAGGGCTTTAAAAACTGTCAACAGTATGAGATAAAGATTCACAAGCAACAGTATCTTGATATGTTCTGTGAAGTCTTTGCTAAGTGAATCATTCAAATTTAGAAATAAATTAAAAGACTTCATAGGAGGATGGTAAGATTAAAAATAGTATGGGTAAAAAATGAAGAAAAGAGCACTCATCACAGGTATAAATGGCATGGATGGAAGTCATCTTGCCGACCTCTTATTAGAGAAAGATTACGAGGTATTTGGTCTTGAAAGACGCATCTCATTTAGAGAGAGAGTTAACACAGGTCATCTTGTCGGAAAGATAAATTTTCTTTCTGGAGACCTAACAGATCAAAATTCACTCCTCAGAGCACTCTCTGATTCTGAGCCACATGAGGTTTATAATCTTGCAGCACAATCGTTTGTTGGTGAGAGCTGGAACACACCAAGCCTCACATCAAATGTAACAGGAATGGGTGTGCTTAGAATGCTAGAGGCAATAAGAGAGTACAAGAAGCCTGTTAAGTTCTACCAGGCAAGCACCTCAGAGATGTTTGGAAAGGCTGTTGAGTGCCCTGCCAGCGAGTCCACACCCTTTTACCCAAGAAGTCCATATGGAGTTTCTAAACTATACGGGCACTGGATTACAAAAAATTATCGAGAATCATATGACATGTTCAATTGCTCGGGAATCTGCTTTAATCATGAGTCTGAGAGGCGAGGTTTGCAATTTGTAACTCGTAAAATCACAGATGGAGTTGCCAGAATCGCATCAGGCTTGTCAGATCATATAACTCTAGGCAATCTCGATGCCAAGCGTGACTGGGGATACGCTGTTGATTATGTAGAAGCGATATGGCTGATGCTACAACAGGACAACCCTGATGATTTTGTTATTGCTACCGGTGAATGCTATTCTGTAGAGGATTTTTTAGAAAAATCATTTTTGTGTGTAGGAATAAGCGATTGGAAAAAATATGTCAAGCAAGATCCAAGATTCATGAGACCTGCAGAGGTAGATGTTTTGATTGGAGATTATTCAAAGGCAAAGAATACACTGGGCTGGGAGCCCACAACAACATTTGATCAGCTTGTAACAAGAATGGTTGAATGTGACATGAATAGATTAAAGGAAAGATAATAAAATGAAAATTGCAGGATCTTGGTCAGGGCATGATTGTTCTTACTTTATTATGGAAGACGGTCGACCCGTGCGTCATGATGAGTATGAGAGATTTATTAGAGAGAAGGAGCCACCCGGAGACTCTCTGTCTTTTTTGATGGAGAATTATGAGAATTTTTCTGAGATAAAGCATCTTGCACTGTGTTCACCTGTGTCAAAAACTACACACTACGATGAATCATTTCAAAAAATAAAAGAAGTCATAGGTGAAAATGGGGGAAATTTATATGTGATAGGGCATCATAAGTCACATGCAGCAAATACCTTCTTTTCAAGCAATCTTCCCGAGGCAACAATTATAACAATGGATGGCGGGGGCGCCGAAGAGAATAATTTTGTAACAGCCTTCACAATTTGGACAGGAAATGACAATAAGATCCAGCATCTTCACTCCTTTCCCATTTCTCAAATTAATCTTGGCGGATTATGGACCCGGGCAACACGATATATTTTTCAGCTACAATCTGGCTGGCCCCGAGGCCACCAAGCCGGATCAGTTATGGCTATGGCAGCTTTGGGTAATCCAGAAAGATTTGTCAATGATTTTGAAAAAATGCTGACTGTGGATCTACAAATTGCTTCACACAAGCCCACAAATCAGCCTAAGGGAGCACTGGTCCCAGGTAAGGATCCAAAACATCCCTATCTAAATCCCTGGGCCATGATTGCTGAACAAAGTGAGCAGGATAGGTTTGACCTAGCTGCCGGTCTACAACAAGCTACAGAAAATCTATTTAAAAATGTGCTAGAGACAATATTGTCACAGGTACCAACTAAAAATCTTTGTCTTGCTGGAGGCGTATCCCTAAATTCTGTAATGGTGGGAAAGATACAGGACTGGTTTCCTCATATCGAAAATGTGTATGTTACACCCACTCCTCATGATGGTGGTCTTCCAATTGGTGCAGCACAATTTGTCTGGCATCATGTGCTAGATAATCCGAGAATAGAATGGAATGATAGCTTTACACCATATCTTGGTAAGACATACACAGAAGAAGAAATAAAGACTTGTCTCGAGAAAGAGGCAGAGAGTGTTGTAACAAGAAGTGCAGATGATCCAGAAGTAATTCAACTTCTTGCTGATCAAAATATAGTTTCTGTTTTTGGAGGAGGATCGGAGTCAGGTCGTAGAGCACTTGGTAATAGAAGCATACTAGCAGATCCCAGGAGCCCACACATGAAAGATATGATAAATGAGAAAGTCAAGCATCGGCAGTGGTATAGACCTTTCGCTCCTTCTATTCTTCGTGAGGAGACTAAAAACTGGTTCGAATCAGATGTTGATAGTCCATATATGAGCTTTGTTTTAAACTTTAAGGAAGAAGTTCTAGATAAGATACCAGCTGTGCTGCATGTAGATAATACAGCAAGGCTCCAGACAGTAACAGAAAATGATAATCCCTGGTATCATGGATTTTTAACGATGTGGAACGAAAAAACAGGAGTTCCCATTTTACTAAATACTAGCTTTAATGATAGAGAGCCAATATGTGAAACTCCTGAACACGCTATTAGCTGTTTCTTACGAACAAATATTGATTTCTTATACTTTAGAGATTGTGGATTGCTAGTCTCAAAGAAGGATAAATGAGAGTCTTTATTGACAGGAGACCTGTACCTGGTCCCTGGGGAGGCGGAAATAAAACTGTAACAGCGCTTCACAATAGATTACAACAATCGGGTATTGAAATTTCTCCTTCCCTAGAGCCAAATGTGGATTTAATTTTCTGCTTTGACCCAAGACCGAATAGTTCAGGTATGTGGTATCAGAATTATCTTGAACACAAGAATAGATTTGGATCAAAAATAATTCAGCGTGTCGGTGATTGTGGAACACATGGAAAGCCAGAATTAACGCAGTTAGTAAGGCAGTCGATATATTTTTCAGATTTTGTAATATTTCCAAGTGAGTGGGCAAAAAACTATACTGAATATGATCAAAAAAATTACTGTGTTATTCCAAATGGCCCTAACAGTATTTTTTATAAAAGTCGCCGAGACAGAGAGCTAAAAGAAGCAACCAGAGTAGTTACACACCATTGGTCAACAAATGAAAAAAAGGGCTTTAATTTCTATGCGGGTTTAGATGAAATAGCAGAAAAATTAAATATAAAATTTACGTATATTGGAAGAATACCCGCTAATTTTGAATTAAAGAATTCAACCTATATTGAACCATTGAATATGGAGGAAGTAGCAGCTAAAGTTGCAGAGAGTGATTTGTATTTAACTGCATCCCTCCAGGAGGCTGGAGCTAATCATGTCCTTGAAGCACTGGCTATTGGATTACCAGTGGTATATCATAGAGGGGGTGGAAGCATTGTAGAATATTGTTCCGACTATGGAGAGGGCTACGATACATTTGATGGAATGGTTGAATCTCTAAAGAGAGTTACAGAAAATTATCAACAGTATCATGAATGTGTGATGACCTATCAAAGAACTGTTGAAGATGTAATTGATGGCTATATGGATGTAGTATGCCAGCAAAAGTAAACATAAGCATCGATGATGTGTCACCACATCCATTATCATCTCTTAAGATACTTGAAAAATGCCAGAGGCTTCTTGATGTAATTCCTGAAGCAAAGTTCACATTGTTTGTCCCTATCTCATATTGGAGAACAGTCACTCCCAATGTGTCTACACAGGCACCCTTGCAAATTAATCTTTTTCCAGAGTTTTGTGAATCACTTCGTTCACTACCTTCTGAAAGCTATGAAATAGGCTATCACGGATTTCATCACGGAATCCCCGGTAATTCAGACAATGATGAATTTAGAGATCTTAATGAGGATCAATCTCGAGAAGTATTTCAGAAAATGTTTGATATTGTGGAAAGTGCAGGTCTTCAAGACAAGTTTGAGAAAATTTTTCGTCCACCGGCATGGAGAATGTCACCACCCTCCTTTAAGGTTGCTAAAGAGTTTGGAATAGAAATTTTGGCGCTATTAAAAGAAAAATATACCGATGAACACTATCAGGGCCATGATGAGAAATTTGATAGTGTTATTTATGCAACTTGCTACCCACCCATAAAAAATTTAGAGATGTCAGATAAGATCGAAATAGTCTACCACGCGTGTGAGTGGGATAAAAATTATTTAAGTGATAGTCAGTTAGATGATTTAATCGACTTTCTTCAGAATAACAACAATATAGAATTTTGCTTTATGAGAGACATGATATGATAAATCTTGCAGAAGAAACAATTGACAAATCTGATTTGACAGCTTTAACTGAATGGCTAGATAAAAACCCAAGGTTAACTAAGGGAAAAGAGACAGAGGATTTTGAGCGAGAATGGTCAGAATGGCAAGGACAGAAGAGTTCAATTTTTGTCAACTCAGGCTCTTCAGCTAATTTCATGATGTTTCATGCATTGCTATATTCTAATATGCTTAGAAATAAGAAAGTTGTAGTTCCTTCAATAAGCTGGGTTACAACTGTTTCACCTGCGATGCTGCTGGGATATGATCCAATTTGTTGTGATTGTGATGAGGTTGATCTAGGGCTTTCTCTTGATGATTTTGAGAAGATCTGCAAGGAAGAAAAACCTGCTGTTGCAATTATTGTTCATGTCCTGGGTCACGCAAATAAGATGAGAGAGATCTTACAGATATGTGAGAAGTATGATGTAATTCTATTAGAGGATTGCTGTGAGGCATATGGTGCATATTATCAGGGCGAAAAGGTTGGAAATTTTGGATTGATGAGCTCATTTTCCTTCTATTTTGGTCACCATATGTCAACAATAGAGGGAGGAATGGTATCGACAAGCAATAGAGAGCTTAAGAATATCTTACTATCAATTCGATCTCACGGATGGCTAAGAGATCTAGACGAAGACATTAAACAGCGTCACATCAAAAAGCACAACATCACAGAGTTTGAAAGCCTTTTTACTTTCATATATCCGGGAATGAATTTACGATCAACAGATCTAAGTGCCTTCATTGGAAGACGACAGCTTGAGAAGCTAAGTGGAAATGTAGATAAACGAGATAAGAACTATCAGATCTATAAAAATCTACTAGAGGGTGATCTTTGGATTCAAACAAGTGAGACAGAAAAGGTTTCATGTCTGGGTCTTGGATTAATAGCACCAGATCGTGAGAATATTGCAAGATCACTTCTTGACAATAACATTGAATGTCGTCCGCTAATTTGTGGCAGCATACAGGAGCAGCCTTTTTGGAAACGACAAAAAAGAAGCCTACCCAATGCTCTAAATGTCCATAACAATGGGTTCTATGTTCCATGTCATGATAAGCTGACAGAGAGTGATATTGCGAAAATAGTCGATATTGTGAAGGGATCACTTTGAAGACGCTTGTAACGGGTGGTTGTGGATTTATCGGAAGCCATATTGTCGATAGGCTTTGTAGCCTGGGCTTTGAAGTGATCGTAATTGATGATCTATCAGCACCAGAAAATGAAATGTTTTATTTCAATAATCAGGCATCATATGTTAAAAAGGATATCTCTAAAGAAGATTGTAGCGATGAGTTCAGTAATGTAGACTGTGTTTTTCATCTTGCTGCTAGAAGTAGAATACAGCCAACCATCAGCTCACCAGCAAGTTGTTTTGAGGTCAATGTTGTGGGCACACAAAGAGTTCTAGAATGGTCAAGAGACAAGGGTGTTAAAAGAGTTGTGTATTCAAGTACATCTTCACTGTATGGCCATCAGAATAAAATACCTTTTTCACCCAACATGCCCGCCGATTGCTTAAACCCGTATTCTCTATCAAAATGGATGGGTGAGCAAATTTGTAAATTGTATTACCAGGTATACAGCTTACAGCCAGTTGTTCTAAGATACTTCAACGTATACGGTCCGAGAGAGCCGGTAAAGGGAACTTATGCACCAGTTATTGGCTTATTTAAAAGACAGTTTGAAAAGGGTGATCCCATAACAGTAGTGGGAGACGGTGAGCAAAGAAGAGACTTTACATACATTGATGATGTTGTAGATGCAAATATTATTGCGATGAATTTAAAAACTACAAAATTTAAAACGTACAATATTGGCACGGGAAAAAATTATTCAATTAATGAAATAGCTCGACTAATTGGAGGAGATCAAATAAAGGCTGAAACAATATCTGAAAGACCAGCTGAGGTTAGAGAGACTCTAGCAGACATTAGTGATACACTTAGGGAGACAAGCTGGAAACCGAAGTCAAATCTAGAAGATATGATTATGAGCTACTAGGATTAAAAATGAAAGTTCTTGTAACAGGTGGAAATGGATTTATTGGAAAAAATTTGCAAGCTATCCAGCCGGATTGGGCTTATGTGTCTTCAAAAGATTATAATCTGATCAGTCAGGATGAATGCTTACAAATGTTTAAAGATATCGATCCCGAAGCAGTGGTTCATTTGGCTGCTAGAGTAGGCGGAATTAAAGAAAACGCAGAAAACCAAGCTGACTTTTTTCACAAGAATGTAACCATTAATAATAATGTTTTGCATTGCGCATATCTTGCAGGGGTCAACCGGGTGCTTTCATCTCTCAGCACATGTGCTTTTCCTAATGTGGTTTCACAATATCCCTTCTGTGAAGAAAGCCTATTTGACGGTCCCCCAGCACCTACTAATTTTTCTTATGGGTTTTCTAAGAGGATGCTTCACGTTCAATCAGCTGCTTATAGAGAACAGTACGGATTAAATTTTTCAACATTTTGTCCCTCTAACCTCTACGGACCAGAGGATCATTTTGATACAGAGTCTTCTCACTTTGTTGCATCACTTATTTCAAAGGTTGCTAGATCTAGTGATGGAGATACAATTGATTTATGGGGAACAGGAAAGCCTTTGAGACAGCAATTATTTTCACGTGATCTTTGCAAGATAATACCAAAATTGCTTGATTCTCACAATACAAGCCTCCCTATAATAGTTGCTCCAGACCAAAATTTATCCATAGAAGAGATGGCAAATTGTTTGATAAAAGCATCAGGTAAAAATTTAAAAGCAATGTTTAATCAAAAACTGGACGGTCAATTTAGAAAAGATGGATCCAATAAGAGGCTTCGTGAATTAATCGGTGAGTTTGAATTTACAAGCTTTGAAAATGGCGTAAATGAAACATACGAATGGTACTGTGGGAGAGATTAATGAAAACAGCATTCATAACAGGTGTAACAGGTCAGGATGGCTCATATTTGGCAGAGCTTCTCCTTAAGAAAGGCTATGAGGTGATTGGAATGAAGAGGCGAACTTCATTGATATGCACGGATAGAATCGATCACCTAATGAAAAATACACATTTTCATCTTGTATATGGCAATATGCATGATGCTGGAAGATTGCACGGCTTAATACATCAATATCAGCCTGATGAAGTTTATAATCTTGCAGCACAGTCACATGTTCGTGTATCATTTGATGTTCCAGAGGAAACAATTAGTAGTGTAGCACTAGGAACACTGCGCTTGTTAGAGGCGTGCTCTGGAATAGAGGGCCTAAGATTTTATCAAGCAAGCTCGTCAGAGATGTTTGGGGTAAATACTGAAGCACCGCAAGATGAAGATACCAGATTTATGCCTGCCTCTCCCTATGCATGCGCAAAAGTATTTAGTCACCATTTAGTGAATAACTTTAGGGACGCTTATGCCATGCACGCATCTTCGGGAATTCTCTTTAATCATGAATCTCCACGAAGGGGTGAGACATTTGTTACTAGAAAAATAACAAAGGCAGCAGCGAGAATAAAGCTGGGACTTCAAGATGACTTGTATTTAGGAAATCTGGATGCCAAAAGAGATTGGGGATTTGCTGGTGACTACGTTGAGGCGATGTGGCTTATGCTGCAACAGGATGATCCGGATGATTATGTTATTGCAACAGGAAAAACGCATACAGTCAGGGAATTCTTAGAGGAAACATTCAAATTAGCAAACCTTGATATTAAAAAGCATGTCAAAATAGACAAGAGGTTATTTAGACCAAGTGAGGTACCCTTGCTGCTGGGAGAACCATCGAAGGCTAGAATGAAGCTAGGTTGGCATCCCAAGGTAGACTTTAAAGAGCTTGTTAGGTTAATGTTTGAATATGACCTTGAGAAAGAATCAAAGAGGCAATAGTGGGTAAGTCAGATCCTATTCTATTTAAATGGTATTTATCTCATGCAAAGACTGATCAGAAGTCAATTGCATTTTTGGGATTTAACGGTGAGAATAATTTTTCAAGAATTGTCAATGGACTAGATCGTGATTTTTATGATTTATCATTGGGAAATTGGAATATTAATGATGAAGAATGGAATATAGACAAAAAGTATGATGCTGTAATTTGTACTAGATGCGCATATTTTGCAAAAGATCCCGAAAAGTTTATCGCAAACTGTTATAAAATGCTGAATGATAATGGTCATCTATTAATTGACTGGGGGCTGGGAGATCATTGGAGATTTGAAGAGTACAAGGTGGGTTGGGTAAAGAATGAAGAGCATGAATATTGCTATGGAGAGGATAATTTTTTGTGGTCAACTCTATGGCATAACAGCTTTCTAAAGCATTCAGAATGTCAAAAATTTGCAGAATGGATTAAGAAAAAGAACTACGATGATCTTGAAAAAGCTATCAATGATGAGGTTCCCTGTGTTCTATCACCTGAGAAACTATCTGGTTTGTTTAAATCAGTAATGATTGATATGCTTTCACTTTGGGAGGATAGTCCACAACTTTATATTCTCTTAAGCTGTGTTAAATAAGATGAGCTATCTAGAAACCATATACCCAGAAGATTTAAAAAATAGCTATCCAGAAAAGCTATGTGATTATTTGGTCAATAGATTTTGGGATTCTGGTGATTGCGACAATATCCTTGATATTGGTTGCGGAAAAGGGGTCCAGCTAAAGCACCTTTGTAATGCACTATCAGCAAATGGGTTCGGTGTAGATAGTGAAGTAGTGAAAAATTCTGAATTTAAGATATGTGCATGTGATTTTGAACTAGACAGCTTACCTTTTGAAGATAATTTTTTTGACTTTATTTTTAGTAAATCTGTGTGTGAGCATGTGAGAAATACAGAAAACTTTTTCTCTGAGGCTTATCGTGTCTTAAAGCCAGGCGGGATTTTTATTTGCATGACTCCTGACTGGGTTAGCCAAATGAAAAACTTTTATGACGACTTTACACATGTCCAGCCTTTTACTGTTAAGTCGATGAAAAATTGTCTAAAGATTTATGGATTTGATGTGAGGTGTTGTGAGCATTTTTATCAATTACCATTTACCTGGAAGCATTCTTGGATGAAGATCTTTCCTCCTGTTATATCACTTCTTCCTGATTCTCTTAAGTGGAAAAATAAAGATATGGCAAACACAAAGGACAGAAAGCTTATTAGGTTTTCAAAAGAGAAAATGATTCTTGCTGTGGGCCATAAATGAAAATTCTATTTCCCTTTCATGATTGTGTAGCTTTGAGATATTTCATGCCTCTTGCCATTGAGGCTAAGTCACGAGGTCACACACCTCTTTTTGAAGTGACAGAAGGATTTAAGTATAACGGAGTGTCTATTCCAGACAATAGGGCACAAATTGAGGCTTTGATGCATCACTATGATATGGAATACGGCGATACAGGTGACGTTTGTGTAACAATCGAGGGATGTGAATTGCGACCAGAAATGGCCAACTACACACTGACTGTTTTGCTGGACTATATTAGCCTCTACCCAAGCTACATCGATAAAGTTGACTATGTCGTGTTTCCCAGTAGATGGTTTGTAGACATGGTAAGTGAGGCAGCTAGAAAGCCCATATCTAGCTGGAATGCGGGTGCACAAAACTGCATTGACAACAACATTCAGAATAATCCAAAAAATCTATTTCTAGGCTCACCAAAATACGATATCTCTCTTGATAGAGACCTTATTTGTCAAAAATATGGATTAGATCCAGAACACAGATACACAATGATCATGTATCCGAGACCTGAACATAGAAGAGATTTTGACATGGACGCGATTTGTGAGAATATCGTAGCTGAGGGGAAAATTCCAATCTTAAAGTCAAGAGGCAAGCATCAGTTTTGGCAGCAAGATTTTGAGAAATTTTTATGCTTTTATGATATGACATGGTTTCCGCCAACCTCCCTTGAGTTAATGCACATATCAGAAGAAGTTGTTGGAACAGACTCAACTGCTGTTAAGGAGTCTGTGATGATGGAGCGTCCGATGATAAACATTCCAAATAAAAATTACAGAATGCTTGAGGAATTCTATGAGGAGGGTGCAAAAAATAGATTCCTATATACAGAAAGTTCAAGCATAAGAATATTGAATCACATGGAAGAAAATGTATAGTAGCATAAGTGAACTAAAGGGATTTCTGGGAGGAGACGATCTAGTAATTGTTGGCGGCGGGCCCTCATCTGAAAATCTAGGAAAGGAATTTACAAAGAGTCGAGTTGTCTTGGGCTGCAATTATCGCCAACCGCAAAATCGATATGACCTTCATTTGCTTCATGATCCTCTTGCAATAATGTGGTATAAGAAGAACAATGTAGATTTAAGTACAAGTCATATGATTCTATCACAACTAATAACAGAGGTAGAGTCTCACAATGGTAATAGGGAAAAGTTTGAACATGAGAGGCAGTTTGCATTGAATCCTCTCCATCATCGAGACGTGTGGGTGGGAGACATACCTGTAAATGAATATCTCAATGCACTAACCTATGAGTGGGAATCCCTTGGAAGAAAAAATAAAATATACAAGGCAAGTAGCCCAACTCCAGAGACCACTGTATCTGTGGGTGATGTAATCGGAGAGAGGTGGTTTAATGCTGGGCTATGGTGCATAAAGCTGGCACAATACTTTGGAGCAGGAAGAGTATTTCTCTCTGGCTTTGACGGAGGCCAATCCCACAACTATTCTCATCCTCCTTCAAGTAGAATTGTAACCGCTAAAAATAGAACCCGTCACGATTACATTCCATATGCTCATCATATGAATGATCTCAAGGCAGAAATTGATATCTTCCTTGTAAACACAGAGAATAGTCTATACGATTTACCAAAGGTATTCGTATAAAGTGATAGCACTCATCCCAGCCAGGGGTGGCAGTCGTGGCATTCCTCGAAAGAACATACAAATAGTTTCTGGTCATCCTCTGATTTCATATTCAATTGCTGCATGCATGCTCTGTGATCAAATAGATCAAGTTGTAGTAACCACAGATAACGATGAAATAATGGATGTAGCGAGAAAGTATGGTGCAACAGTTCCCTTCAAGAGACCTGCAGAATTTGCAACTGATACTTCTCCCGATTCAGAGTTTCTATTACATTTCTTTGATAATTCAGATGCAACTGAGGTGGCACTTGTAAGACCGACTACACCTCTAAGAAATCCTTCACTAATGTCTAAAATAATTAAATTTTATTGTGAAAATAGTGTAGATGCAACCGGATTAAGAACAATTCATGAAGTTGATGAAACACCATATAAGCTGTTTAAAATGGAGGGCCAGTACTGCAAAGGATTTTTTGAATCTTTCAACCATCAGGAGGATTATACTAATCTCCCCAGACAGATTTTTCCTGCAACATACAGAGGGAACGGCTATCTTGATGTTGTGCAAAAAGTTACCCTGGAAGCAGGAATGACATTTGGCAATAATATTCTCGGTTATGTGACACAACCAAATGTGGATGTTGATAGCTTCGATCAGCTAAGAGAAGTACAAGAAATGTGCAATGAGGAGAAGTCAACTCTTTTGTCGTATTTAAACCTTCGGAGGTGGTGATGAAAATTGTTTCCATTACACTGGCAAGAGGAGGCTCAAAGGGAATTCCAAAAAAGAACATGGTTCTTATTGATGATAAGCCTCTTGTTTTTTATGCGGTCAATAATTCATTATTTTCTTCAATAGATGAGACCTGGGTCAGCACAGATGATGAAGAAATTGCAAAAGCATGCAAGGACTTCGGTGCCAATGTTATAATGCGACCGGAAGAGATATCTAAAGATACATCAAAGTGTGAAGCTGCTTTACTTCATTTTGCAGAAAATGTTGAGTTCGACGTGCTTGCATTTATACAGGCGACTTCTCCGTTGCTTGAAGTAGAGTATCTAGAAATCGGTCTACAAATGATGAGAGAAAAAAGATATGACTCAGTATTCAGTGTTCAGAGAGAGCACTGGATTCCACGGTGGTCACTCGAACTCGACCCAATTGATTGGATTCCATCACAGAGACCTCGAAGGCAGATGAAACCTGAAACCTATCTTGAAAATGGTGCTTTTTATCTCACGACCAGGGAGCAGCTTTTAAGTTCTGGAGTGAGATATGGTGGAAATATGGGTGTGGTCGAAATGCCCCTCGCCCAAAGCTTTCAAGTAGATACAGAAGATGATTTAGAATTAATTAGAAATCTAATTGGGAGAAAGGATGATAGTCGCTGAGGTTGGAATCAATCACATGGGTGACGAAGAATATGCGAAAACATATGTTGATCGTCTTTCAAAGAGTAAGATTGATGCCATTACCTTTCAAGTAAGAGAGAAAAGATTCTATAAAAAGGTGAAATGGCAGTCTTTTTTACTAAGTGATAAATTTTATAAGAATGTAATTCCTCAAATAAGATCAAGTAATAAAAAGGTAGGAATTGCAATAAGTGATATAAAAAAGATTGATTTTTTTGAATCCCTAGACGTTGATTTTTATAAAATCTTAAGCAAGGATCTTTCAAATAAAAAACTGCTAACAAAGGTCCTCAATACGACCAAAAATGTGTATGTTTCCACAGGTATGAGCCCGATGGAAGACATAGACACAATGCTAGAGAGATTTACAGATCAAAGAAATCAAATCTCACTAATACACACACAGCTGACCCATAGTGCTGATCAGAATTTAAGAATGATTAAAGAGATGAGAAAGAAATTTAATCTACCCGTGGGATTTGGAAATCATTGTGAAAACCTAAATGTGCTATATACAGCTCTCGCTTTTCAGCCAAGTGACTTTTTTGTATATGTTAAGGGTCTTCGATTTAATTCTACTAAGCATCCGGATGAAAATCACGCAATTTCTATCTATTCTATTGATAATTTTGTAATAAACATATTAGAATTATCACAGGCACTTGGAACGGGTGTTAAGTCTGGTATAGAAAATCAAATTAAGGGAATGGAATGAAGAGAGCAACAGTACTGGCAGGATCTAGAGGAATTGGCAGAGCAATTGCTAATTCGCTCGACGGCTTAGGATATGATGTAACTGCAACCTCTAGTGAGGATTTAGACACAGGGGACACTAATGCAGTCTTAAGATTTGTAGAGGGTCAGGGAGAGATTGATATTTTGGTCCTCAATACAGGAGGTCCCCCAGCAAAATCTTTTTTTGACATAGAGATGTCTGAGTGGGACAAGTATTATAGACAGCTATTTTTAGGATTTTGTCTAATGTTGCAAAAATCTAAAATAAGAGACAACGGATATGTTTTTCTAGTTTCTTCTTTTAATATAAAGGAGCCAAATCCAGACCTAGTATTGTCAAATTCTTTTAGAATGGCATTCGTCAGTGTCTTAAAGTCTGTGTCAAAGCTTCTGGCAGAAAGAGGAATTAGTTGTATCAATATTGCTCCAGGGCCGATTAAGACAGATAGACTTTACAATCTAGTTTCAGACATGGAGAGCTTTGAAAGAACTTTACCCATGAAGAGGGCAGCAGACCCAGAAGAAATCGGAAGATTTGTTTCTGCCCTTGTTGAAAATGATATCAGTTATCTTAGCGGTGTAACAATTAACTTTGATGGTGCAGCATCAAATTACGTTCTATGAGTATAGAAAAGGTTTTAATAGTCGGACACGGATCAACTGGGATTCGTCATGCAACAAATATAGTAACAGATCTTGATCCGTCTCTTCGAATAGGATTCCTACGAAGAGCAGAGAGACCAGAGTTTAGATTTGCACAATATTTTTATGACTGTGATGAAGCAAAATCATGGAATCCAGACGTGACAATTATATGTTCTCCAAGTGACACGCATGCAGAATATATTTCTACTTTTTCAAATAGTCATATTTTTGTTGAAAAGCCAGCTGTAACAAGAGTCGAAGATTTACAGGTGTTAAAAAACCTCAGAGATGATAGAGTATTTCAAATAGGGTTCAATCTTCGCTATCACGACATTTATCAAAAGATTGATTCATCTGATGTGGATGAAGTCACATGGACCCATTCAGACTTTTTACCAAATTGGCATCCCTGGGAGGATTATAGAAACACATACGCTGCACATGATGGTGTCGCACTAACACTGTGTCATGGATTAGATTTAATATACCAGCTATTTGGAAGCTTTAAAGTCGTATCAAGAAAAAAACAATATATTCTTGATATTCCTGCAGATAGTTCATTTTTTGCAGAGCTAGACTGTTCTGGAATACCTGTAAAATATTCATCAATTATGGATAGTGAAGATAAAGAATGCACACTTAAAATAACTCACAAAAACGGACAACAAAAAATCTATGATTTTAATAGTATTAAATTTCCAAGAAATGAATCTTTTAGAAGAGAAATTATAAATTTTTTCAATAGGGTAGAAAATAGTGATACAACTAACAATAAGAGTGAGTACAATCTAGCAAGCCTTATATTGGACACATGCGAACAGTAATAATAACAGGATCAGAGGGCTTAATAGGCTCTGTTGTTAGTAAGCACCTTGAAGAAAGTGGCTATGATGTGATAAGAGTAGATCTTTCTTTAGGTGTAGACCTGACAGATGAAGATCAAGTTAAAGATTTTTTCAGTAAAAATAATGCTGATTCACTTATAAATCTATTTGGAATGAATCATCACATGGATAAAAATGTCAAGTGCGTTAATGATTTTTTAGAAATTGATAAAAATGATCTAAACGCATATCATGAGTGCAATGTTACAGCACTATTTTCAGTATGTAGAGAGTTTATAAAAAATAATCATGGTGATCTTGAAATTGTTAATTTTAGTTCACTTTATGGAATAACATCACCAAAAAAATCAATATATCCCATATCTGTTAAGCATGTAGGATATGTTACTTCAAAGCACGCAGTTACAGGATTAACAAAATATATTGCGACTCACTTCGCACCTCGTGTCACTGCAAATACAATTTGTCCTGGAGGTGTTGATAATGAATATATGGATCCTGTCTTTAGGGAAAGATATTGCAATCACACTCCAATGGGTAGAATGGCTAGTGCAAAAGATGTTTGCGGACTAGTAGCTCTGCTATGCTCAGATGGTGGGAGATATATTAATGGAACTGTAATTCCAGTTGACGGGGGGTGGACAGCATGGTAGGAAAAATATGGAAACTTTAAAAGAAAACTTTTTAAAAGAAGGATACATCATCTTTAAAAATGAAGTACCAAGGGAAAATTTGCTAAACCTAACTAGCACAATTGATGAATGGAGAAAAGATTCAGATAATATCTTATCTCATCTCCCACCAGGTAGAAGAGGAGCAATTCCAAATGCGATTAACAATCCTCATTTTAAAGACATGACAGCAGTTTTTGATTTGCCAAATGTCTATAACTTTATGCGGTATGTATGGCAGGATGATATCATGTACGGTGATCACTTTGATGCACACATAAATTTTTCGAGCGTTTGGCACGAGGACAATCAGATGAAGCACTTTAAGGAGGGAAATCAGCACCAGGGAATCGATCCATTTCAAGTATATCAGATCAAGCACGGAGATGAAACAATACCAGAAAAGTATGAGATGATGCGTGTCGCGCTATACTTGCAAGATCATGAGGATAATCCTGACGGTCTTTCAGTGAGGCCAGGAACACATCTACATAAATTTGATAAGCGATATCCAAACCAGGATCCAGGAATTGATATCAGGACCTCTGTTGGTGATGCAATTGTATTTGATCCAAGGCTCGTTCATAAGGGCACAGATTATGAAAATTCTATTCTGAAAGCACGCGGTCAAAATCGATATTCAGTATTTTTTGTTTTTGGTAAAGTAAGAAGTCTTTTTACTGAAATGTCAACAATGGGTGCAATTCAAAGACAAGTTAGACAGAATAAAAATGAAAAGTATGTGTTGCAAGATTATGTTAGAGAGAAACTAAATGAACATAATGTCTTATCAATTGATAATGCTGGTGTTTATTATAAGCCGTACTAGGAATCATATCAATGTCAAAAGTTAATATTATTGCAGAGATAGGAATCAATCACAATGGTGATATCGACATTGCAAAAAAGCTAATAGATCTAGCTTCTGTTGCAGGGTGTGATTATGTAAAATTTCAGAAGAGAAATCCTGATGTGTGTGTTCCCGATGCACAAAAAAGTGTAATCAGAAAAACACCGTGGGGTGAGATAACGTATCTCGACTACAAGTGGCGAATTGAATTTGGGCAGAAAGAATTTGATGAGATTGATGCGTATTGCAAATCTAGAAATATACAGTGGTTTTCAAGTGTGTGGGATCGAGATTCAGTTGACTTTATGACACAATATGCCACTGATAGAGGGTGTATAATGAAGATACCTTCTGCTTTGATAAATGATATATCTCTTTGTCAGTATGCACGTCAAAATTGTGACTATTTAATGATTTCAACAGGAATGAGTGATGAGAGCCAAGTTGAAGCAGCAGCAGAAGTATGTCCTGATCTTATTTTTCACACAAATTCCACATACCCTTGTCCTGTTGAGGAGTTGAACCTATCATATATTACATGGTTAAGAAACAATCACCCTACCAAGGAAATAGGCTACAGTGGCCACGAATACGGTCTTGTAACAACGTTTGCGACAGTTGGGCTGGGAGCGACATGGATAGAAAGACATGTAACACTTGACAGGAGTATGTGGGGGTCGGACCAGTCAAGTTCAGTAGAGCCATCCGGTCTAGTTAAATTAGTTAAGGGCATTCGTGATCTTGAAAAGTCGATGGGCTCTGGAGGTCCAAGAAGTCCATCCTGTTCAGAGCTTGCCAAAATGAAGACTTTGAGAAAATGATAATCTATATCGACATTGATGAAACTATCTGTGAGACTCCCAAGAGCAGAGATTACGCAAAAGCAATACCGCTTCAAGAGAATATTGAGAAGGCAAATAAGCTATTTGAAGAAGGAAATACTGTAATATATTGGACTGCACGAGGAACAGGAACAGGTATAGACTGGTCTGATCTAACAAAATCACAGCTGGCAATCTGGGGTGCAAGATATCATGATTTGAAGTTTGGTAAACCTGTTTATGATCTGTTCATCGATGATAAAAATATGAATGTTAGAGACTGGAAATAGATGTCTACTATTGGTGTAATTGGAAATGGATTCGTTGGTTCTGCAATTGTTGCAGGATTTTTACTTCATGTCGATGAAATTTTGATCTATGATACAGATAAAAGCCTCTGTACACACACACTTGAAGAGACACTCAATGGTGCAGACGTGATATTTGTGTGTGTTCCAACTCCAATGCTAACAGAAACAGGCGGGAGAATAGATCTCACAATCATGGATTCTGTATTTAAGACAATTGATGAATTAAATAAGCGAAAAGATAATATATTTGTAATTAAGTCAACTGTTGTGCCAGGAACCACAGAAAAATATCAAAAACTTTACCCCAATTTAAGAATCGTATTCAGCCCAGAATTTCTTACAGAAAGAGCAGCAAGATTGGATTTTATAAATGCTTCACGCATTGTGCTAGGTGGCAAAGAAGAGGATGTGAATGTTGTTGAGTCACTATTCAAGCTAAGATTTCCTCATAAAAGGATGGTAAAGACAGATACAGGAACAGCACAGCTGATAAAGTATATGGCAAACTGTTTTTTTGCAGTAAAGATCTCATTTATGAATGAAATGAAGCAGATATGTGATGCTTTGGATCTTGATTGGCAAGATGCCTCTGAGGGATTTATAACAGATGGCAGAATTGGAAACTCACATCTTGATGTACCAGGTCATGACAATCAGTTAGGCTTTGGAGGAAAGTGCTTTCCAAAAGACCTGAATGCTATGATTTATAAGATGGAAGAAGCAGGTGTTACACCAACAGTACTTAAAGCAGCATGGGATAAAAACTTAGAGGTTCGAAATTTTTTTGACTGGGCTGAAATTCAGGGTGCTGTCACTAGTAAAGATTGATGCTTTGTGATATAATAGAAATATGAGTTTATTTCCAACCAACAAAGAGCACATATCTTTTTCTGAGGTAAAGTGCTGGAGTGAGTGTTCGTGGCGCCACAAGCTTCTCCATATTGATAAAATAGCTACATTTGAGCCTTCACCTTTTTTAGACTTTGGAACTAACGTCCACGAAGGATGTGAAATGCTTCTAAAGACAGGAGAAATTCCTAGAGAAAGATTGCTTGAAAATATTAGAAAAGCCTGGAAAGAAAACGGGTTTGATGATCCTGAGTGGGTAAAAAATCAACCTGGCTGGTATAAGCATGCCCCTGTTGAAGAATGGTGCCAGTGGGCCAGCAATATGTGGAATGAAGTCCCTGGATTTCTAGATGAGACATTTTCTGAGTGGGAGACTGTTGAGGCTGAAGAGATGCTATATGAGTCAATTGAAAACAGGGATCTGAACTTCAAGGGATACATTGATGCAATCATTAAGTGTAAAGATAGCCGTGGAAAGGAGAAGTACTGGATCCTTGACTGGAAAACTGCTGGAGCATGGGGCTGGAGACGCGATAAAAAGCAGGATATCTTGATGACAGCACAGCTTATTCTGTATAAGCATTACTGGTCCAGAAAGCACGGAATTCCCTTAACAGATATCAGGTGCGGGTTTATTCTATTAAAGCGTGGTGGAAAGCTTGGAAAGATTTGCGAACTAGTTCCCGTTTCAGTTGGTCCCAAGTCTCTTGAGAGAGCAAATAAAATTGTAGGAAATATGATCTCAGCTGTTAGAAGAGGGTTATTTCTTAAAAATAGAAATTCTTGCAAATATTGTGACTTTCTAGATACACCTCACTGTACTTGATTTACTGGGGCTTTCTCAGCAGTAATATTTCAGTGGAGATACTAAATGTCAAAAAAGAAGGTACTTGTATTATCTGATCATGCTCTTTCGACGTCTGGAGTTGGAACTCAAACTCGACATCTGATTAATGGGCTTCTTGAGAATAAAAAGGGTCAATGGACGTTTCGTCAGTTTGGAGCAGCACTAAAGCATTCAGACTATAGAACAGTGGTGGTAAATGATGATTTTATCATTAAACCAATTGATGGATTTGGTGATAGAGAGACAATTAGAATGACTCTGGCCACTGAAAAGCCTGATATTCTTCTAATATTTACAGATCCTAGATTTTTCATATGGCTATTTGAGATGGAAGATGAGGTTCACCAGGTGTGCCCAATAGCATGGTGGCACGTCTGGGACAATTACCCATACCCGTCTTTTAATCAGCCAATATATGAAGCAACTGATCTTATAAACTGTCACTCTCATTTGACTTACGAGATGGTCAGCGAGCATTTTCCTGAAAAAACAAATTTCGTACCTCACGCTGTTCCTGATGAGATGTTTTATCCACTACCTTCTGAAAATAAGTCCAATTACAAGAAGTCAATAATTGGTAAGGATCGAGAGGACCATTTTGTTGGAATTTGGGTAAATAGAAATGCAAAGAGAAAAAGGCCCAACGATGTTCTCTGGGCCTGGAAAATATTTCTAGATAATCTTGAAAAGAAGCACGGGCATAGAAAGGCGACACTAATAATGCACACAGAACCAACTGATCAAGAAGGGCCCAATCTATTTTCAGCTTCAGAAATGCTTGGCATTCAAGATAATATTTTCTACTCAAGAGAAAGACTGGAGTTTGAAAAGATGAATGTCCTTTATAACATTTCAGATTTTTGTCTAAATGTTAGCTACGCAGAGGGTTTTGGCCTTCCAACACTCGAAGGGATGCAAGCTGGTGTACCAATGGTTGCGGCTAAAACAGGCGGCCTTACAAGGCAGGTTGTCGATCATCGCGATGGCACGCATAATGGTGCTGCACTTGATATTGAGCTTCAAACCCTGGTTGGCTCGCAACAGGTGCCCTACATTTATGAGGATTATGTTTCCTGTGAAACCATCGCCGATGGAATAATGAAAATTTACGATCTTGATGACATGGATCGAAGAAAGCTTAAGAAAAAGGTGAGAGAGTATGCAATATCAGAATTTGCCTATAGTAAGACAATTGATGATTGGCATAATACACTTACTTCTTTACATCAAAATTGGAAAAACGTCTATAAGAGATGGCAAAGTTTTTCCTTTTAGTCTCTGGAGAAAAAATTGAAAAAGAAAGTACTTCTGCGTGCACCTGCACTATCAATAAGCGGGTATGGTGTTCATTCAAGGCAGGTTTTTAGATGGCTTGAGTCACGACACGATATAGAAACATTTGTTCAAGTTTTAAATTGGGGTGACACCAGCTGGATGGTAAATTCTGATTTTGAGGATGGGCTTGTTGGAAGAATAATGGATAGAACAATTGATCTTAAGGATCAGAAGTTTGATGTGTCATTCCAGCTACAGCTTCCAGATGAGTGGGATCCAAGATTTGCAAATAAAAATGTTGGAATGTCTGCTGTAGTTGAAACAGATGTTTGTAATCCGGAGTGGATCAAGAGAATGAACACGATGGATGAAGTAATAGTTCCAACCAACCACGCCCGCCAGACAATAATGAGAACTGGTTCACCATCGACAAGAGTCCACGTAATACCAGAAAGCTATATTGAATCAATTGATAATGAATCCATTCCTGAACTAGAAGTTCCCACAATAGATACTGATTTTAACTTTTTATTAGTGGGTCAATTCACCGGATCTGATCCCTGGAACGATAGAAAGAATATATTCTTAACCATTAAGTGGTTTTGTGAGGCATTTGCTGATGATCCAAGTGTGGGTCTAATAGTAAAAGCAAATCATGGTCGTGGAACAATGATCGATAGAACTATTACAAAGAATACACTTAAGAGCATCCTCTCTGAGGTTAGACAGGGAGACTTTCCAAAGATTCACCTTATACATGGAAACCTATCGCCTGACGAAATGGCAGGAATCTATAAGCGCCCTGACGTAAAGTGTTTAATTAGTTTAACACGAGGTGAGGGCTTCGGCCTTCCTCTTGTCGAGGCAGCAGCTTCAGGTATTCCTGTAATGGCAACAAACTGGTCAGGTCACTTAGACTTTTTAAATCTAGGAAAGTTTATTCCTATAAAGTATAATCTAATAGAGATACCAGAAAATCGTGTAGATAACAGGATATTTTTACCAGGGATGAAGTGGGCAGATCCTAATGAGCAAGATTTCAAAGTAAAAGTTAAAAAGTTTAGAAATAAACATCAGCTGCCTAAGCAGTGGGCGGAAGACCTGTCTAGACGAGTCCGTGCAGAGTTCTCACTAAGTGCTGTGATTGAAAAGTACAATAATTTTTATAATAGCCACATTGGGTGAACCTTTGGATCCACTAATAGCGCTAACGATACTAGTTCCGGTGACTGCCACACTGCTTGTTGTGTCTCTCTACTTTAACTATAAGCACGCCATGTTCATACTGAGCGTGCAGGATTCAATTGAAGAATCTCTTGATGAGCTTGATAAAAGATATTCTTCAATAAGTGAAATTTTACAAAAGCCTATCTTTTTTGACTCCGTTGAAGTAAGGCAGGTCATGTCAGACATTAGAAGATGTCGAGACTCTGTGCTAAAGGTCGCGAGAAATATGACTGTCATTGAGGAGGAAAACGATTAAAATGGCTGAGAAAAAAATTAGAAGAAGACGAAGAAGGGGAAAATCTAAATCCACAGTTAAGCTGTATTTTCATGCTGGTACTCATGACGCCATTGTCCAGTTTCAAAATTCAGAATCTGAAAGCGAGAAAGAGAAAATTTACATTGATGAAATTTTGCCGGCTTTTAACAAGCTAGCAGAAAATTTAATTTTCATTCATGGATTCGCAAAGCCTCACGGCTCGTATGAGGACCTTAAAAATGACTGCGTAACATTCCTATATGAGACACTTAACAAGTTTGATCCCTCGCGAGGAACCAAGGCATTTTCATATTTTAATGTTGTTGCAAAGAACTGGCTGATCATTCAGAGCAAAAAGAAGACAAAAAATAACAGGCGCCATGTTAGCATTGATGATACTGCATCACTGTCAAATGGAGATATGAGCACAATAGAGACACATCAAACTGTTCCTCCCCAAGATGAGTCAATATTAAAAGAAGAATCACTTCAAAATCTATTCATGATGATGGAAGAAATAAGAAGGAAATTAACGGGTGAAAATGAATTGTCCTGTATGGATGCAATCATTACACTATTCAAAAGTATTGAAGAGCTTGACCTGCTTAATAAACGGGCTGTTTTTGTCTACATGAGAGATTTATCTGACTTGAATCCAAAGCAGCTTTCAGTTGCCATGTCTGTTATTCGAAAACATTATAAGGACCTAGTTAAGACAGGGGATTTTGATATTTTTTGAGGTGACACTTGGCAAAAGCAGTTGAAGACCTACTTGATAAGGTCGAAAACAAGGAAAAAAAGATAGATCGTTTCTGTGATCTTCTGGACTCTCTTGAAAACACTGAGGAGAGAAAGAAGCTTTTGTGGAAAGAGGTCTATGAGAATGCTCTCGATGATAGAGAGAAGGCAAATATTCTCTTTACAGATTTACTAATTGAGACAAAGGGAAATTCTGCACAGCATGCAGTGTTTGGACCCATTATGTCAAAATATCTTGAGAGAATGTGTAAGACAAATGATCAAATTCTTAAGCTGGCAGAGTTAATAGCAAAGGAAGAGGAAAAGTCCTTTGACATGAATGAAATCTTTGATCAAATAGGAACTTGATCATGAGTGATGATCGTTTAAGAGATTTTCTTTCGCAAGGGGGACTGGGTGAAAAGGATAGGTCACGTGAACGTCGTCATTGGGGTCGCTTTGGAGGCCCGGGTCTATTTCACATTGCAATTGTAACAGAATTTATATCAAATCCGTCCAATAGTGAGCAATTTAATTACATACTTGAGAATGCCACCAATATTCAGAATGTAGAGATTGCTCCGTCGATGCCTAGAAACTGCATCGTTGCGAGAATGGTATCAAGACAAGGTGAGTTGCGAATCTTTTATCCGTTCTTCTCTCCTCACGTATGCCTACCTGTTAAGCCCGGAGAACAGATTTGGGTCTTATACCCAACAGGTGATCTATCAGAAACAGGATATTGGATCGGTAGAGTAACAGCTGATCTTGTCGCAGAAGATGTAAATTTTACACATCGAGATAGATCGCCTTCTTACAATAATCCAGATTTGTCCTTAGACAAACTTGATTTTCCACTGGGCCCTGATGAAGACAGTGCCAACAATAGAGTGAATGGTTTGGATCCGTACAAGGGAATAATAGATCCCAGCGAGCCAGGATCTTCTGTAGCCTATAACCGTCAGTTTGTGGGTGAGCCAGTACCAAGATTTACAAAAAGATGCTCTGACCTCGTGCTACAGGGCTCAAACAATGCCTTGATTTCTCTGGGAGAAGATAGAACAGGAGACGCGTATGCTAACGATAAGTCTATCACTGGAAAGGGAACAATCGATATTGTTGCAGGTCGAGGCCAGGCAGGATCCACACCAAGAACTGATCCAGACACAGTCTCAAATACAAGAGGGTATACCGAAGTAAATAAATCACCCGATATCACAACAAGCTCAGCTTCGGAAATTGTTTCTGAGGGCGATCCTAATTTTGAGACAGATGCCTCTCGAATTTATGTGTCTATGAAAACAGACGGCGACACAAACTTTAATTTAAATTATCCTGATACCGGAACAGGTGCTAATACAGGCCCAATAGCTCAGGATGCGTATGTTATTTCAAAATCTGATCAGGTTCGAATTATCAGCAGAAAGGATGGAAGTGTAAGAATTGTCAAGGAGGGTGATGCTGATAGCGATCGAGCTGTGATTACAATGCTAAACGATGGGACCATCATGATTGACGGTCCCAAGATAGTAATAGGCTCAGGAATTAATAATCAGACACAGATAGGCCGAGAAGCCACAGAGCCGTTAGTTCTAGGTGATTCACTTAACTCTCTTCTAGACGCTCACTTTAGTGATCTTAAAAATTTTCTACAAACAATATTTGACACTCATTCTCATACTTCCGCTGTCGGCCCAACATCACCTCCTGTTGCTCTGGCAACCTTCATGGAGTCGTCAATCTCCGTGTCCAAGGCGAATCTTTCAAGTATTTTAAGTAAAGTAGGTAAGGTTAAGTAAAAGTGCCTCTGTCAAAACAAGATCTTGAAGAATCTCTTTTTGAACTATTTTCACCACCCGACAAAGAACCTGCTGAGCTTGCAAAAATGTGGGCAGATGCAATTGGAACTTATTCAAAAGATATTACTCCAGGTGTCCTAGCTCCTACTATAGAGGCTGCAATGGGAGCATTGGAGCTAGCACTCTTGCCTGCTTTAGACAATACACTTGATCCAGTTACAAAGATGCCGCTCACACCTATTCTAGCAAGGCCAGCCATTTGGGATGCAGCGATTCTGACATTTGTAACTGTGGTAGCAACTGGAATGCAGCCCGATTTCACAGGTGTACCACCAGCAGCACCCTTTTTCATTACAGCGTTTGGCCCAATTCCCCCTCCCATTCCTCCCCTCCCTCCTTCAACACCAGAAGAATCAGCGAATATCATATCAGGAAAGATCCATCTATGGTTCAAGATAGGAACATGGACAAATAATTCCTCAGGTGCTACAGGTCTTTGGCTTTAAATTTACACACAATGTGAGCATATTTTAAGGTGAGCATATTTATTCTGAGGGTTCATCATGGCTATAAGCTTTAAGAGTGTAGGCGACAAGACCACAGCGAGAAAATTTACTAGAACTCGAAGCTCTGTTCCAGTTGGAATTAAGACTCCTCTGGAGATCGGCACAGGCCGATCCGGTTTGTTTAAAATGCACTTCAATCTTCCCGATACAATTCATGATAATCTTAGAAATTTAATCATGACAAATAATGGTGAAAGGCTGGGAAGATATGATTTTGGTGCAAATCTTAGAGAGCTCACAACAGAGCTTGTTGCTAAGGATTCTTTTGATGCAGAGGCAATGATGAGAATTAATCAGACAGCTGGCAAATTTATGCCCTTTGTAGAGCTAGAAACCTTTGATTCAAAATTTTATAGAATTGCAGGATCAAGTGTTGAGCTTGATCTTTTACCGGATGAGGGGATAGCAAAAATTGAGATAGAGATTACATACAATGTACCTAAGCTTAGGATAGCTGGTAAGAAACTGGGTCTAACTATCTTCACTATTGGATAGCGAAAATGGCAAATTCAAGAAATATAAAGAAGAAACTCAAGCAGCAGAGACCAAGATCTTTTCTAAATAAGGATTTTGAAGCTTTTCGTGCAGAACTTCTAACGTACGCACGGACGTATTTTCCCGAAGAGATTCAGGATTTCTCTGAGGCCAGCATGGGTGGTCTATTTTTAGAGATGGCAGCTTACGTTGGAGATGTCATGTCATTCTATCTAGATCATCAATTTAATGAGCTCGATATTGAGACAGCTGTTGAAGATAAAAATGTAGAAAGGCTTGTTAGAGCAGCAGGTGTCAAGATAATGGGTGCAAGTCCGGCCACTGTTGATGTAGAGTTTTCTATTGTCGTGGATGCAGAGACGCTAAACAATACTAGGGTACCAATTTCATCACACCTTCCGATTATTTCTGCAGGAACTCTTCTGTCTTCAAACACAGGAATAACGTTT